ACTGAAAGGAGATCCATGAGCGCAAAAATGAAAACATCGCCAACGCAGCTATCTCTAGCGCATTTACGCAAGACCTGCGATCTGGTGGAAGTCGTTGAGAAGTGGAATAGCTTCGTCAAGATCCGCCAAGACCTTTTCGGGATCATCGACATTCTCGCCTTGCGAGGGACGGAGACAATAGCAGTGCAATCGACCTCATGGGGCAACGTAAAGAGCCGCATCGACAAAATGAGCGAGTCTCCGAACATCGCCGCCATTCGCGCCGCAGGGTGGAAAATCCTTGTGCATGGATGGAAGAAGAACACAAAAACAAACCGCTACGAACTGAAAGAAATTGACATATCATGAACACACAACAACTATCGGACTCCCTGCTCGCAGCCTGTAAAGCGGCAGGAATTGAAAAGCCAGGGTATATCGCGCAGAATGCAAACGGTAAGGTGATTCACCACGATAATCAGCCATCGAGGAAAGGGTGGGATAGCATTTGGGGAGGTGGAGGGATACCTAAGCGGTTAAATCACCCGCCATACGCCGACGACTGGCGAGACAGCTTGATGGAGTGGGTTGAGCCACAAGGCGAGCCACTAGCGGACGTTTCAGCGCGGCATCCCGATCATATTGCTGACACCAGCAAAAAGATCGACATGCAAGATGCGATTGCTGACGCGTATCGCAAGCACGTTGGGCGTTGCGGATTGCAAACCTACGCTCAGACCTACCGCCACGGCTGGCAAGATGCGCTCGCGTGGAAAGGAGGCGGCGACCAAGCAAGGGGCATCGAAGCCATGGTCTGCAAGGACATCGCCAAACGGCAGCAAGTTGGCATTGCATCAGACGGAAAAACAACTTGGCAATGGAAGGAGGAAAAATGAAAAACCAAACATATCAACCAGAAATGTGGACGTTGCCAAAAGACGTTATCTATGCAGCGCGTGATGCTCTAAAAATTGGCATCGAGAACACCGAGGAATTACTAGCCGATTATGATTCAAATCTAGGCAGAGATACGCGATCGAACCGCATCAGAGCCGAGCGCATGGAAGAAGAAATTGGGCAAATGAAACGAGCGTTAGAAGAATTGAAACCATGAAAAACAAACAAAAGCAAGCGCGGATCTCGCACGTTTTCCGCAAGCGCAGGAGCATTTGGTGGGTGTTGATAGTCAATCGCAACCCCGCATGGGAGAGAGCCTACGAAGTATCGTGGGAGGGGATGAGGAAACGACACAAACAAAAACCATGAGTAAAAAACAAAATAAACCATCAACACGCAACATGAATAATAAATTTGAAGAGGGATGCAAATGCCCCGAATGTCAGCTAGGCATCATGAAATATCCGCAAGTCGAGAATTGCTCATGTCACATAAACCCGCCATGCAGTGCTTGCACTAGCAACTTACTAACATGCAGCAAATGCGGATGCGAAGAGCCAGAACCAGAACCATTGCCGCAGCCAACAAAGGCGCAGATTAACGCATGGGAGAGATTACGCAATAAATGGGAGGAATTGCGCAGTCGTGGCCACACTTTTACCAACGGCGGCAGAATTTACAATGTGGATCACAGAAGCGATTCTGGATCAACAATGGAATACACGGGGAGATACGAAGGGAGTGTCACCGCTTCTCAAATCCTGGAATACCTAGGAGACGGCACTTTTGGGCATATAGGGCCTACGATGTATAACGGGAGATTTACATACACAAAAATCACAGATTGAAACAATGACTAATAAACAAAAACAAGCGCATGTTGCGCGGATTATCACAAAAAGTCATTTTTCTCCGCGACTTGTAACGCTTAGGAAAATTCATGACTGTGCAAAAAAAATTGGGTTTAACCACTGGAATCCAGCTTTTCGCAACTTGGCAAAACGTAAATACAAACTAGGATCTTGCGAGAGATTTGACGCATGACCCCGCGCCAACAATGGGATGGGATGAGGAAACGACACAAACAAAAACCATGAAAATCTCCGACATCATCGAAATCGTCAGCGCCGAGATGGGCGTCGATCAGGACGAAATCACCAGCAAAAGCCGAGTGCAAGAAGTTGCAGACGCTAGAGCAGTCGTGCAGGCTGTCATGCGTGACCGAGGTTGGATTTACTCTAAGATCGCATTAGTTTTCAGCACGGATCACGCCACAGTTAGGCACAATTGCCGAAAGATCGAACAGGCGCGCGCCATGGTCAAAGCATACGATGCGGCAAAGACCGCGCTAACACTCTCCCAGTCGAGTGACTGACGGGAACTAATGCCCTCGCTCCCGCAATGTTCAGGCGCGTGGAGTGGGGGCGAACTCGCAACATTTGACGCTTGCCAACCGCTCAGATTTCTGTATGTTGATTCCGTGACCACTACCACGGTTCATTGCATCGTCAGCAAACTTTACAGCCTCGGCATCGGCATGGGTGAAGCTCGCATCTTCGTCATCGCCGACGGTCGAACCATGCGTGAGATTGCAAACCATGCAAAGGTCGGACTCGTCTGCGTGAACAACAACCTGTGGGTGTTAATGCAAAAGGGCTTAATCACAAAGCAAACTGGCAGACCTTCGACATACCACCTCACGCCGGTGGGCAAGCGAGCAATCGCCGAACTCAACAGTTCCACGAAATGAACGCATTCCTGCAAGCAGTCGAAAACCTTTCACGGCGCAAAGTGACGCCTTCGTGGTTTCGTTGGCGTGAGTGGTCGGCGATGGCACCGGCAATACGCAATCGTTCGTTTTTCAGCGCCACAGTGACCAGTGCGCGCGTTCTCAACAAGATGCGGAACATGTTGCTGGACTGGCAAGCGGATGCCACAGAGGAGATTGTGGACGTCAACACGGGAGAGACAGTGACAGCCTATAAAGAGACGGGACTCGCCAAGTTCCGAGAGAAGTCGGCAGAGTTTTTGATCCAAGAAGGACTGGCAACACCGGCAGACTACAAGGATCAGAAAATCACCAACGTGATTTCAAACGCTCGCTTACAACTCATTTACAATACCAATCTTGAGCAAGCTTCGACGTTCGCGCAGTGGCAGGGCAGGATGCGCAATGAGGACTGGCTCAATCTCAATCCTGCGGCACGCTTCGTTCGACGACCAGGTGCGCGCATCAAGCGGCAGCGCCATGTCGAAGCTGAGGGAGACGTGAGACGATGGGATGACTTCGCCTATTGGCAGTTCCAGAATGCCGCTGACATTGGCGGCTTCGACGTGCCATGGGGTCCGTTCGGCTTTAACTCATACATGATTCAAGAGCCGGTCAAACGTGCCGAAGCCGAGCGCCGCAAGCTGGTCCGAAAAGGCGAAAGAGTCAAAGCTCCGAATGTCGCTCAATTCGGCGTTGACCTCGGAAAGCAATTCAACTCCGGCATCGATGCGAACATTGACGACCTCACACCCGAACTGGCAAACGAAGCACGGCAGACGATCACAGACAGGCTCGGACCGCAGGCAATCGGCAGAGACGGCAAACCCACACTCGACGCGCTCAAACAGGCGCTGAGGATGTGATAACCAAGATTTTACCAACAGAGAAAAACACGTCAAGAGAAAACTACGTCATGAAAAACAAACCGAAAATAGAAATACTCAAAACCGACTCACTGATCCCATACGCTCGGAACAGCAGAACCCACAGCGAGGCACAGGTAGCACAGATCGCTGGTTCGATCCGAGAGTTCGGCTTCACGAATCCCGTGCTGATCGACGCGGAGAACGGAATCATCGCCGGTCATGGTCGCATCATGGCAGCGCAGAAGCTCGGACTGAAAGACGTTCCCTGCATCCGCTTGGATCACCTGACAGAGACACAGCGCAAGGCTTACGTCATCGCTGACAACAAGCTCGCGTTGAACAGCGGATGGGATGAGGAAATGCTCGGACTGGAGCTTTCACAACTGAAGGACGAGGACTTCGATTTATCGCTTCTCGGATTCGACGACAAGGAGCTTGATGACTTGCTCGCGGAAACGGTCGAAGGCGAAACAGATCCAGACGACGTGCCAGAGCCTCCAGCCAATCCAGTCACAGTGCAAGGCGACGTGTGGACTATGGGAAATCATCGGCTGATGTGCGGCGACTCGACAAGCATCGATGCGGTCGAGAAGTTGATGGATGGGAATATACCAGATTTGATACATACTGATCCTCCTTATGGGATGAACGCTGTCAGCAAATCATCTGTTCTTAAGAAAAACTACGGAACAGACATCTTGGGAGATGACTCGCCAGATGTAGCAAAAGACGCTTTTCGACTTATTCACAGCCTGTTTCCAAAAGCGAAACAAATTTGGTGGGGAGCCAATTACTATTCATCTGTTCTACCCGACAGTGAATGCTGGCTAGTCTGGGATAAAAACAACGGAGGAAGCGATCAGACCGATTGCGAGCTTGCTTGGGCTAATTTCAGGAGCGTTGTACGCAAATTCACAATGGCGAGCGAAAAAACAAACAGAGTTCATCCAACCCAGAAGCCAGTTGAGTTGATGGAATGGATCATCAAAAGATTCAATCTTGCATCGAATTCCATTGCAGATTTCTTCGGTGGCTCTGGCTCAACGCTTATCGCAGCTGAAAAACATGGAGTTAATGGATATATCATGGAATTTGATCCAAAGTTCGCTGACGTTATCGTCAAACGCTGGCAGGACTTCACAGGCAAGCAGGCGATCCATGAAGCCAGCGGCAAAACATACGACGAACTCAAAGCGCAGCAGGAAGGCTCCGCAATAGAATCTGATGACCTATGAGCAGCAAAAAGAAACCAATCGATGCTGAGCCAGCGAAAGTAGGCAGACCAAAGGCGAACGTCGATCCTCGGCTGGTTGAACAGCTCGCGTCCATCGGGTGCAGCAACAAGGAGATTGCGGCAGCGTGTAATTGTTCCACGGACACGATTGAACGAAATTTTGCGGCTGAAATTACAAAAGGACGGGAGAACGGGAAAACGAGATTGCGGAAAAAACAGATCGAGGTGGCGCTCGCTGGCAATGTCACGATGCTCATTTTCCTCGGGAAAAACATGCTCGGACAGGCTGACAAACAAGAGATCAGCGGACCGGATGGATCACCAGTCATGCAGCTACCACTATCGGTTGAGCAAGACAAAAACCTTTCTACCCTCGTGGAAATCGCACGGGCAAAGGCGAAGAAATGACCCCGACTGAGTTCTGCGTCCGAGTCTTGGGAATCACGCCATATCTTTGGCAGTGCGAAGCCATGGAGTCGGTAGCGATGGAACAGCCGACGAGCGTAGTCGCGGCGAATGGCAGCGGCAAGACAGCGCGCCTTGTGGCTCCGCTTGTGCTCTGGTTCCTGCATGAGTTCCCGCGCGGTCAGTGCATCTTCACATCAGGCTCGTGGATGCAGATCGAGAAACAGCTCTGGGGCGCCGTCAAAGTCTATCAGCACCGCTTCCCGCATTGGCGCTTCATGAGTGAGGAGCTGCGTACGCCCGAGGGCGGCTACGCGTTCGGATTCAGCACCGACAACCCGGGGAGAGTCGAAGGGCATCACCCGAAGATCGG